TAATGATAGTAAGAATATTCAAACCAATGTCAGGCAACTACACTGATGCAGGCTGTCTTGATACACTTATCAACATGTTGTGGTCTGCAGATAGCCAGCACAACTTCCATCCCAACAACCGCTGGATTAATAGCACCACTTCAGATAGTTCCAAGGATAGATACGATAGGGTGTATCGTGATGTCTTTGTGAACTGGCCTGGGCGTGAGCCAGTGATTGCTTTCCTTAGTAACAGTCAGGTTCCTTATGAAGTCCTGAGTTATTCTCTACTCCCCCACGAGGAGGAAGCCCTAGAGTCTGAGTTCTTCTCAGATAGCGGTCAAGAGGATGAAGATCATGTCGCAGACTGTTAAACATGATCCTGTAAACCACCCTGCCCACTATACATTCTCAAAGATTGAGGTGCTTGATGCTATAGAGGAGTGGGGTGTAAACTTTCACACTGGAAATATAATCAAATACGTGGTTAGAGCAGGCCGGAAGACAGGTAATCCACTTGAGGATCTCAAGAAAGCCCAGTTCTACCTCAACAGATTGATCACACTGGAAGAAACAAAGCTATGATCCATCCAGATATAAAGCTAAGTCACAGTAGCTCGCTCAACTTCTGCGGTAAACAATTATGGTATAAAAAGGTACAAAAAACACCTTTCCTGTATAATTTTTACAGTGGTGCAGGTGCTCTTGTTGATGCAGGATACGAGGCAGGACTTAAAAACATCATGACTGGCATTAATGGACACTCCATACGTGCCACAATGAATGATAAAATGACAGAACTTATACCCCTGCTGTCAGAACCTGACATGGAAAAGCTGGTCAGATCAATTGATCAACATGTACTTGCAGTTGAGGGGTACATGGGATGGATCAATTATAAACCACTGGAGGTACAGCATTTTTTCAAGATCCAATTCGATGGGCACACACGATTGACCACAGGGTACATGGATATAGTTGCCGAGAGGCAGGATTTGCCGCTAATTATAGACATCAAGCGGCAATCTAAGCCCCTAAAGAAGGCAAAACATGAGTGGGTTATGCAAGGTGCACTGTATGCGCTTGCACTGATGAAGCAGAGGAATCTCACAGACATTCCAAAGTTTGAAAATCATTTAATTATTCCTGGCAGTGCACCAGTATTCCTGCACACAGAATTAACGCCTGAGATCCTGTACACGGCATACAAATTGCTTACTGAATTAAATCAGAGGATAGATAGTGATTACTGGCCCCTGAATAGGAATCATGCACTATGCTCTCCAATGTGGTGTGATACGTTTGATCGTTGCCACTATGAGAACTTTGAAACTGTTGAAACACTACTTGAGAGGTGTAAAAATGAATTATAACTTTCCAGAAAATCACTCATCAAAAAAGGGGTCAAACTCAGAAAGACTTGTGGAGATGTTTCTGTCAGACGCAGGGTGGTACACTTTCATAGCAGTATTTGATCAACACTCTCCTATTGATGTGATCTGTATGCGTGGTAACGAACTTAAAAAGGTTCAAGTAAAATCAATGATTTTAGATAAATCAAACTTTTCAGATTCAACCGATTTTATGCCCTTGGCTTGTAGCATGTTACCATCTACAGTTCAAAGGAAAGGAAAAGAATATATTCATGACTGGATAGGTAGGGAAAGACCTTGGGATGTTCTGGCATGTGTCTGGGAAAAGGAAATTGCATGGTTTACTGATCCATCAGTATGGATGAATAAGCAGCATTTGACAATCATGTATAAGCCTACGAAAAAAGGACCACGTAATGGAACCACATACTTTGTAGACTGTTTAAACCCTGATTGGATACAAAATGGACAGTCAGATATATAGTAGATTACTGATACTGGAAAAACATTTGGAGTTAGCGTATGAAGAAATCAGATCAGAAAACTATAACGAGACAACCAGACTCATCCTCAATGCCCTCTCAACCACGAGCCAACTTCAAGAGATACTCGAAAACGAAAAGGTCAGCATGGACCCCACAAGAGGAGAAGGACAGGAAGAGGTCAAGGGCAATAGTATCTCGTCTTTCAGAACTTGGTTACAAAAAGGGAGATAATGGGAACTTTCCATGCTTTTGTGGGGAACGGCCAGATGACTATAGTGTGTGGTGGCTTTCAAATAATAACTCAAGGGAGGACCACCTGTTTTGCTTGCGATGCACCAAAAGGATTCCTGAATTCAAAATAAAAGATATGCTAAAAGAATATTTTGAAAGGATAACGGCACAGAAAGTGCATGAATATAGCAAGGAAGAGGTAAACATTAGTGAACTTTTAAGCAGGAACTGAAATGCTTGATAAATACAAGAGGGCTGTAATGAGAAAGCCTGAAAAACTGGTGGTGGAAGGGGAAACAGGAGCAGGTAAGACCACCTTTGCTTGCTCAAGTCACAGTAAGAAGACACCTGCCTTTGTGATCAATGCAGATGATGGAGGTGAAACCGTATTCCATAAAACAGGAATCGAATACATCTATGATTGCCTACCCACAGGTGATGTAAAGGAGAATGCTGAAAAGTGGGACAGCGTAATGGACACGATGCGTGAGATTGCCAATGAAAGCGGCGATATAAAGCGGATAATCGTGGATAGCGTTGATAAACTGGAAATGCTTGCACAGGGAAAGGTGTGTGTAAACCATAAGATTTCTCATATAGAAGATATGGGATATGGCAAGGGTTATGCATATGCTAGAGGTGAGATGCAACGTTTCTTTAGTGCGTTGAATTACCTACGTGATACCAAAGGTATTCAACCAATACTGGTCTGCCACACGCAGGTCCGTACCATTAATAAACCAACGATGGAACCGTATGATAGTTTTGTATTAAAGCTTCATAAGGCTGTATCTGCAGATGTTACTGAATGGGCAGATGTTATTCTATTCGTAGCATTTGAAACCATCGTCAAAAAGGTTGACACAGGATTCAATCGCAAGGACTCACGAGCAATCCAGTCTGGAAAGAGGTTCCTCTATACCAGTGGATCAATGGGAGTTGATGCAAAGAACCGATTCAATCTACCTGCCGAAATTCCAGCAGACTGGAATGAGTACCAGAAACTGATAAGCGGTTTCTGGGGTGGCCCTCAAACACAGAACTCAGATAAAGGAAACTGATGTATCCACATACTGATAGTGACATGGGATCGCAGGACACTGCCTTCTCAATTGACAGTGTACAAGAGACACTGGAAACAGAACAGAAACGTGAGCGTGTAGAAGTTGCACCTGGAACGTACACTGTTGAAATCCAAATGCCTCTTCCAGAGGTTAGACAGGATTCAAAGGGGCACAATAAGTTGCTCTTACCTCTTGAAATTATAGGTGGTGTTTATGAGTCAAGCTGGCTCTTTGAGGCTATCTATATGAACAACCAGCATGATGATCCTGGCAAGGTTAAAGATGGGATTTCAAAACGCAAGGTTGCGAGGCTTGCATCTGCCGTTGGACTCAAGGTCATGAAGGATTTTGAGGAGTTGGCAGGAAAGTTTGTGGTTGTAGAATATGGCCCAAACAAAAACGGATACAACGAGATCCGTGAGGTTAAACCTTTTGGCGGTGATGATTCTGCACCAGCCGAAAAGGATAGTATTCCTTTCTAGGCAGAGTTTCCTGTTTCTCTGCCTTCGGGGGGTACAGCACACACGACAGTGTTGGCCCCCCACCCTATATGACGGATATTCTAAAAGCAGTATTACCGTGGCCTGTATCAGTGAATGCTATGTACGGCACTCGCAATGGTAGATTCTTTTTAAAGAGCAAGGGAAGGGCATTTAAGAGGGCATGTGGCATTATACTTGCAAAAGAAAAGTGTCACTTCACTGATAAGACAGATAGAGTGTGGCTTGATATCGAGGTGTATCAACCAGACAAAAGAAAGAGGGATATCTCAAATCTTATTAAGATCGTTGAAGACTCAATACCTTGGTTCTCAGATGATTCTCAGGTAGACAAGCTGGTGATAGAGAGGTGTGGAATAGACCCAAGGAAAAAGGGGTACATTATAATTAAATGTGGGGCACATGATGGATCACAAAGGAAAAACACAGTATGAGTATAGAGATGGGAACGGGAGACTTCTTTATATTGTAGCAAAGTTTCCTGGTAAGAATTTCCGCAGACTCAGATATGATCAGGATGGAAAAGAACATTGGAATTGGGAGGGAGTACAACAGCTTCCGTACCGCTGGCCTGATGTTAAGAGTTCAAAGGCAATCCTATTTGTGGAGGGAGAAAAAGATGTAGATTCCCTGCATAGTATAGGAGTCACAGCCACAACGATTGCAGGTGGTAGCAACGCATGGGGTCCACTCCTCAAGAAACAGCCTGACTTTGTAGAGAAATACTTTAAACAGTTTGATCACATCTTCATCATTCCAGATAATGATGAGTCAGGTGAGAAGTTTGCACAGGAGAGTGGAGAACACTTCAAGGACTTTGCAAAGGTCTGGATAGTTTCACTGGGGTTAACAGAGCAGGGTGCTGATGCAACGGACTACCTAAACTCCATAAAGGGGGCAGACCAATTAAAGAAGGAGTCACTCCTAACTTTGATTGAAAAGAACAAACAACCTTGGACTCCTGCAACCTCACTCCTTGATCTTGATAAATCCTGGGATGTTGGACACTTAAATGTTGACGACTTCCTGGATGAGGATCAAAGATCACAGGTAGAAAACGATTTAAAAGGAACATATGAAAAGATAATTGCCCAGCTTAGAGGGGTTTCCTGGTCAGGCCAAACAGCCAATGCGATATGCCCCACGCATGAAGACCAGAAACCCTCTCTAAGTATTACACTGGAGCAGGACAAGATCCTGATGCGATGTCACTCAGGGTGCAGTCTTAATAAGCTGTGTGACTTCTTTGGACTAAAGATCAGTGAGTTGTTCCTTCGCAGGTCTGCAGAGTTACGCCACCATCAACAAACAAGGATGGCTGGCCCACGGCCAGAGGAACTCAAAGCAATTTGTTCAAGCCTCCTTGAGAGGTCGGAGCCAGAAGAGTTTGATGATGTATTTATTCCACCAATACTCAAGGATCACATACAGGAAGCCTGCCAGCTTACAGAAGCCAGTTCAGCAATTATGTATGGAACTGCACTGTCATCACTGGGAGCACATGCAGGAATCAAACTCTGTATTAAACCTCCAAACTATTTTGTACCGCTTTATGGCAATATATGGTGTTTAAGTATTGCAGAAAGTGGATCTTTTAAAACCACAGCCTTAAATGCAGGCTCTGCTCGATTGAGGGATCGAGAGGAAAGGATAATATACGAAGTAAAAGAGGTGGAAGGAAGGCTAGAAGCCCTCCGTGAAGCTGGTGTGCAGGATGATAATGATGAACTCCTTGAAACGATTAATGATTTACAAAGATTCAGGGCGTTACGGAAGATCCTGCCCAACAAAGCCTCTTGGGAAGCCTGTATTGACCGTATGGATGATACAGGTGGTGGTGTTTGGTTGCTGTCTGAGTTCGGTGCATGGCTTGCTATGTTGGAGACGAGCCATAATAGGGGATTCAGACAGCATCTCACTGAACTATATGATGTTCCTTCCTACTTTGAGGATGTCACAAGAACCAGGGGTAGTAAGATTCTTCAACATCCATTTGTTGCAATATCTGGAGTGTCCACGATTGAGTTCCTTCAAGGTCTTTTAGGAAAAGATGATGCAGGATCAGGCTTTTTGGCACGATTCTTGCTATTCAAGCCACCAGGGTCTGACACCATTCCCAATGCTCTACCAGGATCTGCAACAAAGATACAGGAACTTCATTCATACAGGATGTTGAGTGAGATATATAATCAGCTTGATAACATCACCGTTCCGATAGAATATACTCTTACTGCTGATGCAAAAAAGGTCTTTGAGGAATATCATAATAGTCTCTTTGAAAGGTTCAAGGCTACTGATGATGTAACAAAGTTCATACTAGACCCCTTCCTCAAGAGATGGAGTCCAGGGGTATTAAAGTCAGCAATTCTTTTCCAATATCTACTAGACAGTGAGAGCCAAACCATATCAGATGCTGCTGTTATGGCTGGTATATCTTTGTCTCTTTATGCCGAAAAGTGTACAAGACATCTCTTTAAGAGGGAACTTGGGGAGAGTGTGCATCAGAATAAACAACGTAGGATTCTGGAGTACATTGCAAAGAGAAGGGGTGCAATAAGCAGGCAAAAGTTACTCTCTTCACGAATCCTGGATGGAGGACACAGTGAGTATGATTACATACTGACTTCACTTGAAGAGTCTGGGAAGATCATAATGGAAAAGGTTGAAGGTAAGGTTGCAAAGAATACTAAAATCACATTGATTGAAGGGAAATAATGTTAGAAAAAATTATATACGATATGGATGAGTACCAGGAGAGGGCACAGGAAACGGCTATATATCCTGAGAATACTTGGATGGAGTATCTGTCAACAGGATTGGCAGGAGAGGTGGGAGAGTTATGCTCAAAGGTTGCAAAGTCTTACCGTAAGGATAAGGATGCAGATGCAGAAGAACTGATGCATGAGCTAGGAGATATTATGTGGTTTATTGCACAGTTTGCAGGACACTTGGGGTACGAATTGTCTGAGGTTGCCACAGAGAATATTGCAAAGCTTCAGTCTCGCAAGGAACGTGGAGTAATCCGTGGTGATGGAGATAAACGATGACAGGACTTCCCACTCAATACCAGCAATTCATTCACCTCTCTCGCTACTCACGCTGGGACTATGACAAAAAAAGGAGAGAGACATGGGAAGAAACCGTAGACCGCTACTTCAATTTCTTCAAAGAACATCTAAAGGAGAATTTCAAATACAAACTTGGCAAAGAAGATCTCAAGGAACTACGTGATGCAGTTCTAAACCTTGACATCATGCCATCCATGCGCTGTCTCATGACTGCAGGACCAGCACTCAAGAAGGAGAACATCGCTGGCTACAACTGTTCCTACGTACAAATCGATAGTCCTAGATCGTTCGATGAGATCCTATACGTTCTTATGAACGGAACAGGAGTAGGCTTCTCCGTTGAATCCCGTCACACTCAAAAACTCCCAGCACTACCAGAGGAATTCTTCCCAACGGAAACCACTATCATTGTTACTGATTCAAAATTAGGTTGGGCAAAGGCTCTAAAGGAAGTGGTCGGACTACTATACGCAGGACATATTCCACAGTGGGATCTCAGTAAGGTCCGAAAGGCTGGTGCCATACTCAAAACCTTTGGTGGCCGTGCTTCAGGACCAGAACCTTTGGATAGGCTATTCAAGTTTATTGTAAACCTTTTTGAGGTGGCAAGAGGGAGGAGACTCAAGCCTATTGAGTGTCACGATATTGTATGTAAGATAGCAGAAATCGTTGTCGTTGGAGGAGTCAGGAGATCAGCACTGATATCACTCAGTGACCTGAATGATGATGAGATGCGACACTGTAAGTCAGGAGAATGGTGGAAGGAAAACCCACAGAGAGCACTGGCAAATAACTCTGCAAACTACCATGAGGAACCTAACACTGGCACATTCATGAGAGAGTGGACCGCCCTGTATGATTCCAAGTCTGGTGAGCGTGGTATCTTTTCTTCAAAGGCATCACGTATGCAAGCGTTTAGGACTGGCCGTGAGCATGAGCCTGGAGAATTCTTTGGTACGAATCCTTGCTCTGAAATAATACTTAGGTCTAGGCAGTTCTGCAACCTGTCTGAGGTTGTGATTCGGGCAAGTGATACACAGACTACTGTAGCAAAAAAGATACAGTTGGCAACGATACTAGGAACGTTTCAATCAACTCTTACCAACTTTAAATACCTCTCACGGGAGTGGAAAAAGAATTGTGAGGAGGAGAGGTTGCTTGGTGTGTCCTTAACAGGGATTATGGATAATGAGTTGTTTGCGTATCCAGAACCACATATACTAAAAGATCTAAGGGAGATCGCCGTTGAAACCAATCGTGTGTGGTCTGAAGCACTTGGAATCAATCAGAGTGCTGCAATTACATGTGTTAAACCTAGCGGTACAGTGAGCCAGTTAGTTGACAGTGCAAGTGGCATACATGCGAGGCACTCACCGTACTACATACGTACTGTACGGATGGATAAAAAAGATCCCCTGAGTAAATTCATGCAGGATGCAGGATTTCCTAACGAACCAGATGTGATAAAGCCAAACGACACACTTGTATTTTCCTTCCCAATGGAGAGTCCACCCAAGAGTTTAGACAGGGAGGACATGGATGCAGTTGAACAGCTTTCAGTGTGGAGTGACTATCAAAAATATTGGTGTATGCATAAACCATCTATCACCATTAGCGTAAAAGAGAATGAGTGGTTAGGAGTCGGTGCATGGGTATTTGATAACTTCTCATCAATGTCTGGTGTCTCATTCTTACCATACTCAGATCACTCCTACCGACAGGCACCCTACCAAGAGTGCACGGAGGAGGAGTATCACGAGCTTTCAAAACAAATTCCCGAAGTAGACTGGTCTAAGCTTTCTGAATACGAGCAAGAGGACTACACTATTGCCAGCCAAGAACTGGCCTGTGTAGGTAATGCGTGTGAGTTTGAACCATCCTGGGAACAACCTACAAGGAGTTAATGCCAAGACGATTACCAACTGGAAAGTCGGAATTTAAAAGGGAAATACGTGAATTCGTCAAAGGAGGTGGCAAGGTTAAGGTGTATCCCGAACAGAAGCCAGAAGATTTCTGGGGAGGAGAAAACCCTTACACCACATGCCACGAGACATTCAAACAAGACATCGATTCATTGCATTAAAGAGGAGAGGCTTGCGAGGATGGACCCCGTGAGCCAACTTCAGGAGATTATCCTGGAGCAGTCTGTTCAGATTCAACAGCTTTTTTCTTTGGTAAAACAGATGTCTAAGCGGCTTGACGAGCTTTAATCTTCTTGAGTGCGGCCTCTCTTTCCTTGAGAAGTTGTTTGGGAGGTGTGCTCTTTTTTGCCTTTTCAAGGAACTCTTTGGTCATTGTTTGAAGTTTCTCTCCATACCATTTCATTTCCTTGATAATTTCTTCCTGGTCTTTTTGTTGAATAATCATATCTCTGTATGATCTTTTCATTTGGCGTTGCAATTTCTGAATCTTTGAATATTCATACCTTAAAGTTTTATTCCTACCTTCTGGAATTGCAAGAGGAGACACATTAAAACCACCCATTTTAAGAATAGCCTGAGTGGATGTATATCTTGCTTCGCCTTCTTTGGTTAACACCCCAGACATAGATTCATATAATCTTTTTACTGCCCCAAAACCACCTTCTGGGTCTTCTAATTGTGATTTTGTTTTTCCTGGTAATGCTACAGGAAAAGAACCATGAAGCATAGGTGGTACAGATAGGTTAAATCCATAATGTATATAGTCTGCAATTTTTTCTGTAAAAGTTGTTGAATATGGGGAAACAATATCTCTTCCTGAAAATGGATCAGTTCCTGTTAAAATAGCACTACCTATATTTAGTATAGGACCACCAAGTAGCCCAGCGGTTTTAATAGCTTCTTCTGGTTTTCCTTCTTGAATCTCTCCAGCCATTTCTGAAAAAGTTCCCCAAGGAAATAAATAACTTAGATCAAGAAACTGAACTCGTCCATTATCATCCAACCACGGCCATGCAACGACACCAGCAGGAAAGATACTTTTTCTAGCCTTATTTCTATAATATTCAGCAAGGCTCTCCTTTAATCCCTCGTACTGTTCCTCATCTAAATCGTGGTTTTCCTTAAACCATTCCTTCATAGCAAACCCCAACGCATAATATGGGGCAAATTTCCAAGGTTTTGTAATTGCAGTCTCAATCATAAGAGGGGCTACAAGGCTATAAAAAGAGGCGAATGGTGCACCTATGACAGCCTGTCTTAAATACCTAACGGATGGAGTCACGTTGCTGTAATCAAATAAATATTTCTCAGCGTTGAGTGCGGCATTGTCTAAAGCAGCCAATTCAGATTTGTTATACAAAGATAGGTCTTTTGGTGCAATGTTTGCCTTCTCCATTTCATGAATAAGCATCATAGTCTTTCCCACAGAATCAATACTTCCGTAGAAATCTGAAGTCTTATCTCTTGTGGTTCCATAAGCCTTTTTAAGTATGCCCTTTACTGCCCCTAAAGATTGCATTGGACTTCCTGATTTTTTAGACTGCATCCTTCTATTCATGTCAGCGAACTCTCTTTCTATCCTGCCTAATTCCACATTAGCAAAAGTTCCAGCAGTTAACCCAAGATCATCAGCAAGTTTTGCGTAAGCCCCATAGCTGTTTTTGTTTCTTTCTTTAAGAGCCTTTACTAAGAGCCTTGGCATACTCGTAAAGGAAACTCCACCCAGGTTCATAAGGATCAGGTTACTGGTAAAGTTTCTAACCCAACTAGGAGGATTTGCACTGACCTTTGCCCACTTCCAGAATCGAGAGAACCTTCCCATTGCACCACCGTCACCAAGAATCATTTCTGCATTACTCATGTCTCCTGTATCCATGTTGACCCCAGCGAAAATGTCATCATAGATTTCTTTTTTTACCGCCATTCCAGCAAGCTTCCCGTATCTTTTTGATTCAGGAATTTTTTTATAAACTTTTGAATCAAAAGCAAATCCAGTAACCTTTTTAGCTTCTGATTTCATATCCCTAACTAATTTATTTACAAGCAGAACCTCATTTTGGCTTAAAGTTTTATTATCTAAGTAGTTGTCAGCCAAATCTTGTATGCGCTGTGCCTCATTTTGTAGCCAGTAACCAGTGACCCTAGCTCCTTTTGTGTCTCGTAATTCTAGGTCTTGTCTTAGTTTATCTGAAATAGCAAATTTATTCATAGCACCTAACAAGTCATAGTCAGTGTAACTTGTGGGCACAACCCAAGCTCTTTGACCTTTCGCACCCTCAATAGAAATCTTTTCCAAGAAATCAATCATAACCAAATCTGTAGTTGGTTTGGTCGTTGCTTTTGAAGCGAGAAATGCTGGATCTTTAACCTCACCTAAGATTAGTTTTCTAATCCCCTCTGGAATATCTTTTCTCTTTTTCAAGTAACCAAGATCTGATATCCTGCTTTTTCCTGTAATAATTTTATTATAATCATCAGAATCAAGTAAATATTTAAAATACATCCTTGGAAGATATTGCCCTTTGTATTTACTTAACTGCCCCTGCTCCATCATTCCACGTTTAACAAGTTCATTTCCTATTTTTTCTATTTTATTTTTAGCATTCCTTGCTGCTGCTCGCTCCTCTGGATCGGTAATCACACTTGCATTAGCATTTAATGTGGTCATGTACTTGTAAATAGCATTAGGCTGTTTAGTTCCTTTTAGTATGTCATATAAATCCCTACCTGCCTTTTCCGCATTATATATAGATCCCTTAGCTCTTCTTCTCAAGGCTTTATACAGTTCAACATCATTCAGTGTGCCCTGTGCCACCATTCTTCTGGTTAGTTTTTGAGCAAGCGGCATAGCCTTTTGAGTCCATCGCCCCAGTAAACCAGTTGCAGGAGGTGGACCGCTTGTAGACAAAGCAAAACGGGCTGACCTAGCCAATAACACCTTTGAGGCTCTTATGTTTCCTTTAGGGTCAAGTAAAGATTTAGGAGACATATCTGATGCTTTGGCCCGTGGCACTTTGGAGAAGCGTATATCAGGGTTACTCTTATCATATGTTCCAACATTAAACGGAGACTTAGCTTGTTCAGGAGAAAATATAATATACTGCTTTGGAATTCCTCCCCACTCGTTTGCAGCATCTGCACTAAATGATGCCGTATCTGACTGTGTTTCTATCCCATCGTATCCCTGTTTTTTTAAAGCATTAACATATTTTTTTCTCTGTCCATCTGTCATCTGACCCAGTCTTTTCCCTAATTTGTTTGCTTCAAAGGGATCTAGCACTTTGGGATTCTGGATGTTTAAGTAAACAGGTATAATATGTCCACTTTTTGGTGGTTTAGTCTTTGCTTTTTCCTTGTTTCTACGTTTTTCTGTAAACCCTTTTCCCCACCCAGGAGGCATCCTGGATATAGACCACCCTTCTTTTATTAATTGGTTTCTTTTTCCAGGATCAGTAATGTTCGGTGTTTCATCATAGACTTTTATTCCTTTTATCTTTTTTACTATGGGACTTCCGAATTCATCTGTCCTGTCTTCATGATAAAATAAATCATACGGGTGCAATCTTTTACCATTCTCTACAAAAGGATCACTATCTCCAATAACTGCATAAATCTTATTCGGTTCCCACCATGTTTCAACTGTTGACCCACCATCTTCAATTTCCTTTAAATTTATCTTATGTTTTTTAGGATCATAATCAACCTCATGTGGTTCCCAGTTAACCATTTGATCGCTAAAACCAGTATAAGCTTGTGCTTCTCCTGGGTGGATAGTAAAAAATGAAGGCCCATCAAAGGTATTAAAATCGCTTTTAGTTCCATGAAAAAACATTTTAGGTCTGCCATTTTCACCAACAACCTTTGACTTACCAAACCACTTCTTAAACTCAGGACTGCCCACTCTGGCTGCTTTGGAAAATCTAATATCTCCTGTTTCAGAACTCCAAGTTCCACGATTGAAGGTGGACTTTACTTGTTCTGGGTCAAAAGCTATATAGACCCTATGTTTCAGGTTAGGATTGGTACTTAAAGCATTTGGGTGTCGCCCACCTCCTATGTGAGTGATCCCGTCATGCCCCATCCTTTTAAAGCCCTCCACAAGAACTTCACCAAGCTCGCCTTGATGCATACCACCCCCAAGTTCATCTTCCTGCATCTGTGCAATTTCCTTAAAGACAATCTCGTTTGAGTCGCCAGATTTTAATTGCCTATAACCTCCAGAATCCTTTGAGCCAGATGTAAGTCTTTCTATTTCCCCGAATCCCTTACTCCATTGACTAAGATCAGCTTTGGCATCCATATCTAGCGGATTTTTTACCCTAAGATACACAGGATAAACTGATGGACCAGCAGGCTTGCCAGTTTTCTCTTGTTCCTCCCTTGCTAGTTCCCCTTTTGATTTAGCATATCCACTAGCGACTTCTGGATTTTCTGTAAAATAATGTCCAGTCCCAAACAAACCAAAATATGAATCTCCTTCAAAACCGAATATCTTAAAGCCACCTGTACCAGTTCCGTGATACATAACTTTTGGTTGTCCTTTCCCATCAACCACCTTTGAACCACCAAACCACTTCTTAAACTCAGGAGTTCCGACCCTGGCGGCTTTGGAGAATCTAACATCCCCGGTAAAATATTTATCGAAGGGGTTGTAGTCCCACTCTGCCTTTGGAAGAACCCTCATTCCAAAACTCACATACCAGTCTCCACCGTGGGATTCATCTGTCTTCCTGACT